CACGAGGTCCATACGCTACTCACGATGAGTGTTTAGCACGAATATACGAAATACAGCAGGAATTACCTGCATATAAGCCTTACATGGAAGCAAGAGCGTACCGTTGTGACAAATTTACTCCCGAAAAAGACTTCCCAGCGTGAAATAACGCCCCAACAAGAAGAATTCCTGAACGTTTTGTTTGAAAATGGTGGCAATGTCACCGATGCAGCACTCGCAGCGGGGTATTCTAAGGGTAGTGTGACGTGGTTAAAGAACAGTTTAGCCGATGAGATCATTAACCGTACAAAGAATGTGTTGTCTATGAACGCATTTAAGGCTGCTACACGCTTGGTAAGCACAATTGACAACCCCGTACCCGAAAGAGGGGACGACCTACGCTTCAGGGCTGCAGAATCGCTCTTAAACAGGGTAGGATTAGGAAAACAAGAAACAACTAACGTAAATGTACAAGCAGTACACGGTATTGTGTTGCTGCCACCAAAGAAAGAAGTGGTTATTGATCAATGAGTTTATATGGCGTCACAAGAATAGTAGCAGGATTAGTTGCACCCGGAATGCTTGACTTGAGGTCAAGTACAAAAAAGAAAGATCCTAAATTAAAATTCCCCGAAAGAAAAGAAAATAAGTTTGTACCTAAAGTATACGCAAAAGGGGCAGGTACACGTAAAGTAAATCAGTAAGAAAAAAAAGAGGTCGTAATCGATGGCTGATCTAAACACATTATTCAAAGTACTCAATACAATCAACGCTCTCACAACTCCCAACGAGCTTACCGACAAGATGAGTGACAAATTAAATCAAATGATTCAATCCTTATCTCCATCTGAAAAGAAGGAAGCAAAGGAAGCCTTGAAAGAAAAACAAAAGCAGGGAATGAGATATGGTGGCAAAGCATCAAAGAAATGTAGTGCCAACAGAGACAGTAGGAATACACGTAAAGTCAATAGTTAAAGATGACTGAACCAGAACCGAAGCGTGGACGTGGTCGACCGAAGAAAGACCCCGAAGCACCGAAGCAAAGATATTTCCTGTCTGCCGCAGAGAAAGCGAGACGACAATCACAAAAGAGATTACGTGACGCAAAGAAACGTGCAGATAAATTAACTAAAGTAGCAGAAAGTAAAAGAAGATATGCCAGAAAGCTTGAAGAGAAAGTTGGTAAAGTTGAGAAAGCTCTTAAGGGAGATACAAGTACCGTTATCGATACAGGTGACTTGGCAACACTTCCTCCACCTGTCCAAGAACTTGTGGGTAGCCGTGAAGTGGTGTTTCAACCGAATGAAGGACCTCAAGAAGAGTTTCTTTCCGCTAGTGAAAGAGATGTACTCTATGGAGGTGCTGCTGGTGGGGGCAAATCTTTCGCCTTGTTGGCAGATCCGCTTCGTTACTGCACTAATCCTAATCATAGGGGTCTTCTTCTTAGGCGTACTCTCGACGAACTTACTGAGTTAATAGATAAGTCACGACAGCTATATCCTAAGGCATTCCCCGGAGCGAAGTTCAGGGAGTCAAAGTCAACGTGGCATTTCCCATCGGGAGCTACCATTTGGTTTACGTATCTAGACAAAGACAAAGATGTAACCCGATTTCAAGGACAAGCTTTCAACTGGATAGGTATAGACGAAATAACCCAGTACCCGACACCTTACGTGTGGGACTACCTGAGATCAAGATTGAGAAGCACCGACCCAGAGCTACAGCAAAATCTGTATATGAGGTGTACAGCCAACCCCGGAGGAATCGGTGGATGGTGGATCAAGAAGATGTACATTGACATAGGTGAACACAACAAACCGTTCCCTGCATCCGATGTCGAAACAGGTAAACCTTTCTTGTGGCCGCAAGGACACGAAAAAGAAGGGCAACCTTTATTTTATCGTAGGTTCATACCTGCACGTCTAACAGACAACCCGTTCCTTATGGCTGATGGACAATATGAAGCTATGCTTCGTTCACTACCTGAGATAGAACGGAAAAGATTACTTGAAGGGGATTGGGATGTAGCCGATGGTGCAGCCTTTCCAGAATTTAGCAGAGCGAAACATGTTGTCGAACCTTTTGACTTACCTACCAACTGGCCCCGCATCAGGGCGGCTGACTACGGGTATGCGAGTCCTTCTTGCGTTTTATGGGGTGCTATTGATTGGGACAATAATATTTGGATTTATAGAGAATTATACGTAAAACAGTTGACAGCAGAGCAATTAGCGGATAAAATACTAGAAGCGGAACAATTAGATCCACTACCCCACTACACAGTATTAGACTCATCATGTTGGAACAAGACAGGCTTTGGTCCTTCTATAGCTGAAACAATGATGAGATGCGGAGTTCGTTGGACTCCCTCAGATCGAAATAGAATACAAGGTAAAATGGAAATACATCGTAGGCTTGCAGATGATCCAAGAACAAACGAACCGAGATTACGAGTGTTTTCTAATTGTAGCAACACTGTCAAGCAATTGGCAGCAATTCCTCTTTCCAAGACTAACAGCGAAGACGTGGACACCAAAGCGGAAGACCACGCATACGATGCGTTGAGGTATATGTTAATGACAAGGATGACAGGTTATGCGGCGATTCATCAAACGCTTAATGGTATTAAGAATCAGGTCTATCAAGTCCAAAATGAAACATTTGGGTACTAAGACAAATGGATGAACTCCTACAAAAACTAAAAGACGGAAACCTAACAATAGCTGAAGCTTTTGAATTAGGTCGTCCTGATGTGAA